TGCGAACCGAGAGTCCTACGAGTGGGTCTACACCAAACTCATTAGCTTCATCAAAGTTAGCGAAGGGATTAGGCGTGTCAGCACCACCAGTATAATCGTTGTTCTTCTTACGGGTAAGAGAGACGATATCTTGGAAGGCATTCTCTTGGAAGGTAAACCACCATTCCTTGTCGTGATGCTCAGCTGTTGTCCTGTCTTCCTCGGATTGGTACATAATTGTAATACCCAACCATTCAGCCACAGCGTGTTCAGCCTTAGCTCCCTTACTGTACTGCCAGCCGTTCAGCATATACATATGGGTAGCACGGGCTACGAGATGAGAGAGGTCTTCCTGTGCATACTCACGGGTAGTAAGCTCGGCTACACCACAACCCTCAACAGTAGCAAGGGTGTAAGCTAGGTCAGCAGGGTTAATTACCTCCCAACCTTGTTCCTTGAAGTGGTGTGCTTTCTCAGCAAAGGTTTCAAAGTTAAAATCTTTGAGTCCTGTCATTGGTCCCGCTAGGTAGACGACTTGGTCGCCTAAGTTTATTTGTGGTTGTTCTGTTTTGTAGGTGTCCATAATTGTACTTCTTGGTTTGTGTAGTCTTTGTTACGTAGAATGTAGGCGAGGCGAGCAGTTAGCAGCGCATCGTCTTCGGTTTGACCTTTGCTTTCATATATCTTTACAACGCCTTCCCAATTCCAACCGTGCTTCTCTAAAAGCTTTACGGCTGTCTTTGGTCCAACTCCTTTGAGCCCTGCGTATCCATCAACGGTGTCCCCCATAAGGGTCTGTGTCAAATGGTTACGGTTGGCCTCTTCTTCGGTAAACGTCTTCAGCTCATCACGGAGGAAGTTATACCAAGTGATGGGGAGTGTAGCGAAGTCCTTGTCCCCAGAGACAGCAATGGTTGTGTCTGGGTCTTTGGTGCAGAGGATTCCAATCAAGTCATCAGCCTCAATACCTTCTTCTAGCATTGAAGGGTGACGCTCACGTGTCTGCTCAATAATACCAGAGAGACCCAAGGGCTTACGAGAGCCGCTACGGTTCGCTTTGTATGCAGGGAATATCTCATACCTGAAGTTACGCCTTGGGCTGAAAACTATCTGGTAGGCTTCTGTCTTAAACTTCTTACAGAGAGATGTAATGAAGTCATCGAAGTAAGCCAACGCAGAGTTCACATCCGTATGGAGTGTCCATACATTGTCGTCCCATTTAGTTTCCACCTCGTTACTGAAGGCGGCACGGTAGGCGAGCATATCGCCATCTATATATAATGTTTTCATGTTAGTGTGTTTGTGACCAGTTTTTGCCTACCTTGAACTCACCATCCAAGGGGCAGTTGAAGCCAAGGACTTTACCAGCCTTAGCGAGAGCGTTTACAAAGCAACGACCGAGAGCATCTGCGTGCTCAGGAGCGCAACTGAATTGAACTTCATCGTGAATGTTTCCGTGTAGTTCGTAAGGCTGCCTAGCGGAGTCCACAAACTCAACAAGAGCTTGTTTCATTACTACCGCACCAGCAGATTGAAGGAGAAGGTTCACAGCAGAGTGAGGACTACGACAAGGTAACTCACGACCATCAAGACCTCGGAGGACACCTGTGGCTTCCACACGTTGCTTAACGGCTTCATATAGCTTCTTGATGGATGGTGTCTGCTTCATAAAGGAAGCCTTGAGAGCTTTACCTTGCTTGGCAGAACCACCAACAATAGAACCAATCTTGGCATCACCTGCGCCATACAGGAAGGCGTAGATGAATGTCTTGGCATCGTCCCGTGTAGGTAACCCAGCAGCCTTTTGGTTGGCTGTGTGGATGTCTCCCTCAAGGATTGTTCGACCGTACTCTTTATCGCCAAACATAGCGAGGTAGTGAGCAAGGCAGCGTAGTTCCAAGCCAGAGGCATCAGCACCAACAAGTACCTTGCCTTCTGGGGCAGTCCAGCAAGCACGACATTCTTCACCATAGGGAGCACGTCCCGCTGGAGTCTGAGCTACGTTTGGGTTGGAGTGAGTACAGCGACCGCTGACAGCTCCGTTGGTGTTTACCCGTCCGTAGATACGACCGTTCTTCTCTAGCTTGAGCCACGCTTGCTTACCCTCAGCAACTTGACCGAGACGCTTAGATACCAACAAGTACTCAAGAAGCTTCAGAGCTGATGGAGTGCCGATACTTTTCAGTACAGGCTCATCAATCTTAGGACGCTTACCCTCGAAGGAGGCTGGCTTCCATCCCTGTGCCATCAGGCGTTCACAGATTTGGTCACGGCTGTTGGGGTTGAATGGAATCTCCTTGGTACGATTTGGTCCCTTGATGATTTCCTTGGTCTTCCAACCAGCAGTAACCAGCTCTTTCTTTGTCTTTGCTTGGTCGCCGTTTGGAGCTATCCACCAGTGGCTTTTCATCTCCACAACAGAAGGACCGAAGACCTTGGAGACCTCCTCAGAAATCTCTGCACGACGAACCATAAGGTCAGCGGTAAGCTTCTCAGCTGCCTCTAAGTCAAATGGGAAGCCGTTGCTTTCTTGTTGTCTGATGATAGTGGCGAAGCGATGCTCAAGGGTAAGCATCCGTGCATCAGGGTTCTTACTCACCAGATGCTCATATATAGCGGAGGTAACTACACAGTCCTGCTTGCAGTATTCCGCCATAGCGGGCGTGTAGGTTGACCAGTCTTCCGTTTCACCGTGGGAGTCTTTAAGAGCACCAATGCGGTGTCCCCAAGCTTTGAGGCTATGGGAACCAATGAGAGACTTATCGAATTCTGAACGTAGCAAATCTTTGTTGCGTATATCTGGGTAGATACAACGAGCCATTATAGCAGTGTCCCACACGGTGTGATGACTGAAGCCGTACATCTTGCGAAGTGCGGGGTAGTCAAAGCCGATGGAGTTATGCCCTACAATGGCGTCGAAGGAAGCCAGCTTCTCTAGTCCTGCTTGGAGTGTATCCCCTGCATAGACCTCGCTGGCTCCCTCGCTATAAATAGCAAGACAATGAACAGTCTCAAGGTCGGACAGGTTAGTCCAATCTGTTATGCCATTGGTCTCGATATCAAAGAATGCTATTTTGTTCATTTTGGTGTGCTTGGTATAAGTGTGGTCAAGGGTAGTAAGATGCCCCTTGAAGTGTTGTTGTCTCCTCCTCGCACGTCACGCTTCGTTTTCTTGAAGGGTTCGATGAGAGCTTTAAGCTCCTCAAGGGGAAGAAAGATAATAAGTGATTCAACGACGAAGCAGTAATAATCCGCTTCGGAACGGTCTACGCCAGAGACTTTACCTCTGGACATATACTCAACAAAGACATTGCCCGTCTTCTTGGCAAGCATATCTTTTTTAATTTCTATCTTTTTCTCAGAAAGCAATTTTCCAATCTCCTTTTCGGCTACCTGACCGAGTTCTAAATCGTGACGGAAGTTTGAGCAGTATTTCATATATTAGAAGGGGTTCTCGCTGTAGTGTTCTTCGGACATTGAGCCCGATTGGGGGTTGTAGTTAAGAGCACAGGCAATACCTGTTTCTCCAGAGAATCTATTCTTCAACACACGAACAACCGTCTTGTTGCGGTCTTCTAGTTCTTGTTGATTTCGCTCTAAGCCTACCACCATATCACTGAGTTGGGCGATGGCGGCTGAGCCACGTAGTTGAGCTAGGGATGTAGCAGCACCTTCCTCGTGTCCTTTGCCTTCAGGACGCTTCAGGTGGCTGACAAGGATAAGTCCAAGCTTAGTCTCTTCAACGAGAGCTCGTAACTTAGTCATAGTGTTGTCAATCATACGGCGCTCATCACCATCACCTTGTCCACTAACAACAATGCTAAGGTGGTCGAGCACGAGGTAGTCCACGTCAAGAACCTTAGCCATATAGCGGATGTGGCTGATGAGGTTGTCACTGTCTAGCGAGCCCCAGTGGTCGTATAGGAAGCAAGAACCTGAGCCGACCGTAGCTTTAAATGCTTTGTCGTAAGCATCGTTGGCTGTGAAGTTAGGTTGAAGATGTAGGAGTTCACCCATTTCTAGCCCA